AACCTATATTTTTTCTACAATAATGATTATAAGGTAATAATTCACTTAATTCCGGAAATAATTTTTTTTGCGATGGAATATCTAAATAAATACAATTTAAATTTTTATAATCATCAGGCGTTTTGTCATCTCCTACAATAATAACATCATATTCTGTATTATTTATATGTTTCAAAATAGTTTTAGTAGGTTTATTAATAGTAGTTATAATAACACATTTCTCTTTACAGAAAATATCTTTTAACCATTCTTTACTATTTGGATTTTGATTCATTTTGATTGGATGTAAAATGAAATTATGATTATGATTACATGAATTATAAATGTACTCTTTGTTTAATAGTTTTTCTCTATTAAGCCATAATATGTCATTAGTAAAATTTTGATATTGTGAATTATCCATCTCTATATTATTGATTATTGATGGTATAGCAATTTCTAAAAATACGTTATAATTAGAAAATAATTCAAATAAATGAAATATCTTATTAGTTAAATATTTTTTTGGTAAATAAAACCAATCCGCAAATGCACCACTGAATTTGTCAATATTATATTTTTTAAATTCACTATCATTTATTAAGTTGTTGTTTGCATCATACAAAACAAACCTAGAAGCACCAACACCTGCGTTGTATTTTAACTGCACATTCCCTACGCTTGAACCATAGTTAAGCTCAATAATTTCAGGGTTCAATGTACCAGATGATGTAGACGATCCAACACTTGGAATGTTTACTTTGTTTCTATAGTCCCAAGTTAAGTATAAATTAGTACCATTCGCTGCATAGTTAAAGTTTGCATTGTAAACTCCTGCGCTATAAACTGGTGTAATCTCAGTAGATGCTGCAATCAATGAATCTACGTTTGCAGGGTCATAGGTTGCATTTGTATCTAACGAATATACTTTGTTACCCAAGCTTGGATTAAATATCTTTATATTGGATCCTTGTGCGTTTGTAGGTTCGGTGTAAGATGTAAGTGTAACAGTATCTCCAATCGCTGGGATATTGCCCTGTCCTACCACGCCAACGCTTTGAGAATATAATGACAATCCAGTTGGTTGCATTACTACGTTTGAGTACAAAGCCCCTGATGATCCTGAGCTTGTCCAATTCACGTTCTGTTGTGTTTGTGCGCCACGTTGAGATATTTGACCACCATTAGCAACCACAACTGTCTTAATAACAGCAGGCTTGTTAGACTGAGTCAATATCACGTCTTGGAATGTTCCGCAGGCATTCACTCTAATCCTTATAGACCTTGAAGCACCGGCACCAATGTTTGACGTAAGCGTAACTTTAATAAGCTTATTACCTGTGTCAGCAACTTGAGAAAGCGTAGCCCATCCAGTTCCAAAACCATTGTCAATCAATGACACAGTCCAGTTCTGAGATGCAGTGATAATAAATGTGTCATACGTTCCGGCAGTTCCTTCGATGAAGAAAACTGTTTTGTTGACAGAGTATGTACACAAGTTCACAGTCTTTGTGTTGCTTGTTAATACATACACGGCATCATAAGGATCATATGCACCAATCTTTTGTGTGTCTGGCCCACTTGAGAATAAATCTCTAAACCAGTCTCTCATGCCTTGAGAAGATATCTCAAACAATCCAGACTCGTCAAGCTTCATCGCTGTGCCTCTTCTGGCATCAGTAAAGAAGATGTCAGATCCCCACTTCGCAAAACTCTCAGGGTTCAAGCTAATACCATATTCGCCCATATAAGGCACGGGGGTACCAAGTACTTCAGGAATAGAAGATATTGCGCCTCCGCCAATAGCATCGCTTAGTAAGTTTTTCTCGTAAAGAACTCTAAATACTTTATTTTCTTGAAATACAACTAAGTCAGTATCTCTTGAGTGCAGCTTTTGAATGGAGCCATATGCTCTATCCAAAAACTTGAAGTTAGCTTTCGATAAGTTGAACTCATTCAATCTGTTAGTAGATGTCTCAGACTGATATATTTGTGAATATGTAATGCCAGACTTCGCATTGCTTTGCGCATAGTTAGAAATGTATGAGTTAACTCTTGGAGTATTCCCCATAATAGGCTGGTTAAAATCATCTCTAACTCTATAACTCTCAACCCCATTACCAAAAGAGAATGCATTAAAGTCATTAATCTGCAATGTTGCAATACCATTTAATACTTGACCAACATCTCCAGAAATATTTGACTTATGAAGCTTTGTAACTCCATCGGAAGCAGTTACAATAGGATATGTCGTTGGTATCTCATAGAATATCTCAGAGTTATTATCCTTTCCAATTGTTTCAAGTACTATAGGGGATTGACCAGCAGGAATATAAGTAATTTTAAATGTAATTGTATTTTGAGGAATTGAATTATAACCACCTCCATTTGAAAAATCTTTTTGACTATTTACATCATATCCTTTGATATACATTTGAATAGGATTTGGCGATAAACCATATCCATATTTTCTAAAGAAAACATTAAATGAACCATGATTTACTCCGTCTTCAGAATATTGTTTGAATTTAGTATAAATCTGATCTTCATAAAACCACTCTTCAATATTTATATAATCAGAAGAAGCAATAAATGTTTGTTCTGGTTGATCTGCTGCGCCTTCGCTTTCAGATACATCTATTCTAATAGTATCTCCAGCTTTTATGTTATCTAAAGCTAAATGAGCAAAACCACCATCTCTTTGATTAATTGTTTTAAAGTTAATAGGTCCTCCAAAAACATTGGTTCCCCCAGAATCACTTCTACAATTTATTCTCCAAGAATCCCCAATTGTATATCCAGATGTTGATCCAAATATAATAAGGCCTACGGATCTACCAGAGGCATCTTTTAAAAGATTACCTTTCTTCAATCCTACGCTATCTTTGTTTACAGCAATGTTTGATTCAATTGGTGTAGATAAATTAGGAAACAAAAAATAACTAAATGTGCTTATACCAGCTGTATTTGTTCCTGTTATTCTAACAACATATCTAGCGTCATTAGCTCCGTTGTAATTAGGTATGGCAGTAAGCTTATTATTGCCAGTTCCGTAAAATACTGGAGTTTCTATTGCCGTATATCCCTGATAAAATCCAAGAGTTACTTCAGGATAAAAAGTATCTCTATTATTTGCTTGTCCTTTGTTTTCAAAAACTTTTTCAGACCTGGATATTTTATTAAATAAAGATCCTTCAGATTTAATCTTAATGTAAAATCCTTCAGGTTGAGTTGTTGGAGAGTTATTTAAGAAATTTACCGCCTTCATGTCTGCTTCAATAATCTTGTATCTTTCAGCAGAACCAGTTGCTCCAGACTCAGTAGACTTAATTGTTAAGTAAGCATCCTTTTGTACTTTGTCAATATCTGACTTAGGGATTAAGAACCAAGTATATAATCCATCTTGAAAATAATCAACCGGGAATACGTTATAATACTCTGATTTGTTTTGTTTTATAAAGAATCTATACTTTGTTGCAAAGCAAGGAGCATAGTTATTTACCTTTACTTTCAATAAGTTTTGTGCTGTAGACGCACTAGCTGGCACATGAACCGTGTTCCCATCAGAGGTAAGAACAGTTGTCATTCTGCCATAGTCATCTAAATACACAATCCCTAACTCATAATCCCTGTCGCTTTTAAATGTTTTTCTTGGAACACCCTTAGTTACTACCGGTATAGAATTCAATTCAGCCTTAAGACTAACATTGATAGGCACTTGATTACAGTCAGCGATATCATAGAACTGAGTGTAGTTACCATAAGATAATCTGTTACCAATATACTCTTGTGCTTTTGCCTTCAATGGCACGTTGTCAAACAACCTTGTCAATTGATCTTCTGGCAAAGCAGCGTAAGCTTTGTTGTTTTGAAATGTAAACTTATTTGATAAAGCTGTCGCCTTGGTTATGTTCTCAATAATGTTTGCCGTCAATGAATAGCTGTCCTTAAATATTAACTGAACCTCTTTTACATTGCTGTCTCCAAAGTCAAAAGTAATATCAACAGTATTGTTTGCATTGACCATTGATTTATTACTGCCTGTTCCATAGTCATATGAAAATACCTTAGGAAAAAATGCAACATCAGAGAATGGCGATAATGCACTATATTCATTATCAAGGTACTTATATCTATAAGCAAACCTTATAAATCTCTCGCTGATATTATTTACGTCAGTACCATCATTGCTCATTACAATTGTAGGCGCATTCAATGGAGGAGCCAAGATCACAGAGATGTCTTTGTCTGTAAACCCATCTAAGGCATATGTTCTTGTTACATTTATTTTTCTTGGTGGGTTTAATCCATCTGTCCAATACAATAAATTATCAACCAAGTTAACGCCAGTAATTAAATTATTAGTGCTAAACTTCAAATACTCAACCGGAGCTCTACCAACGCTTTCTATTAACAATATATATGTCTCTCCTGTTCCGTTTGCATTCTCATGGTATTTCACAACCATATTAAATATGCCCTTCACAAAATAGTATATATTATTGTTTGCCAGATCAACATACGAACCAATCGTTGTATATGTACCTGGCAATGTTATGCCCATAGCCAATGCCGCGGCCCTTAATCCAGACACTTTGGTGTTACCCATTACATTCTGCACGGAACCAACATTGGTTGAGTCAGATGTACCTACACGGATGTTTCTGGCATCTCTATATTGGCCATTAGGTATAAGCCTCTCATCGAGGTCTTTGTTCATTATGCCAGCGGCAAAGTTTCTTTTTAATTCCATAGTTATTTAATCCACTTATCTCTACCACGAAGAACCATTAATAATCTTCCTGGCTTAAGGTTACTCAATCTAATTTTAGCATTTCTTAGCATCGCTGACTTCTCTTCTCTTGCGCGCCTTACAATGTACTCCTGAACGCCAATTCTGTTGTTTAGAATGCACCATTTGATGTAAGAGTAAATAAACTCTTCAGCAAACTTGTGAACCTTTAATTGTGATGGATCTGTGCTCTCAAGACCATCAGAGATATACTCAAGCACAATCAATCTGCCTGATACAGCTGACGAGAAGTTAATCACACCAGATGCTTTGTCAATTACAAACTTAGGGTTGACATTTGCTTCACTTGTCTCCATACCAAAGCGTCCGCCAATTCCATATCTAAAATACCAGTAGCCATCATAGAACCAGCCCTCTCTTCCATAGTACCATCCATCAATATAAGCAATCTCCATTGCTGTGTTCTTGATGCGTGAGATATCTAATTCAGATTGACCAGTAAGAATGTTACCGTCTTGGTCATAGATAAAATCATCTTTGCTGTCTTGCAAGTATGCGCTGGCATAATTAACAGTTGTGTTTTCTGTTAACTTGAACAACACACCATTCGCTTCTAAAGAAATTCTAATATAGTCAACATAGTCAGGAGGTAAGATGAACTTCAAATCATCCTTTACCTTCATCTCAAGAACCTTCTTGTTTCTTAATGCGTCATAGTTTAGCTCCTGCAATGCTCTCTTTGCATGGAACAACACATTATAACGCGTTGCATTGTCAATCAATTTGTCAGGCCCAACATACATAAGCATGAAGTTGTTGACAATATCAGCCAATGTTGTATTCTGCCCTTCACCCCAAAGGTTTGAGTCGTTGTAATATTCTTGGTTTGTTGACATTATTGTTGTTGTTGATTATTTTGTTCCTCCGCAGTTGCTACAGCAACAATCTCATTCTCTCTAATAGTAACTCCAGCAAACTTCAATATCTTTATAATCAAGTCGTTCTGAAATATATCAGGCACTTCAAAGTCTTTATAATCTGGAGCCGCTTGGTCAAACAATGGCGCTTGCGTTGCTGGATCTGTGTAATAAGTCCACTTCGGATCTAATGGGTATCTATTGTAAACAATTGACACGTTAGTCTGAATCGTTGATGGATATACAGTTATAGTTGTACCAGCTTGTGAGTATGCCGGATAGTATGTCGTTGGAGCTGTGTGGTTAGAAAACAAAAAGTAAGGCAATTTGTTTTTCTCAATTCTTTCAACATCCTTAAAGCTATACAATACATTTGTTACGCTATATACATCTGTAGGCAAATTGTATATGCCGGCAGAATATGTTAATGCAGCGCTGGTAGAAAACTTATCAATACTCTCAGACAAAAGTTTGGCAATGTCCGAGCTGCCACTATACGATACCCCTGTATTCCTCTTAACAAGCCACTTATTGTATTGATAGAACATATCTTCAAATACTTCTAATTGTGCTTGTCTGGCAAATGCATTAAACTCATCAGGAGTAAGATATCCATTGTTATCCTTGTTAAGGAAGAACATTACGGTATTTCTTACGTTATTTATCATTGTATCGCAAAGATAATAAAAAAATAGCAGGGACTTGCCCTGCTACTTTAATGAATGAAAGAAAGAAAAAATTAAGCTAATGCTACAGCAGAAATAGCTATACCACTTGGCAATGTTGGTGCAATAAATTGCAAAGGTGCAGCGTTTGGCTTTTGTACAGCGATAATTGCATCAATGATTGATTGTACTGTTGCAAAAGTTGTATCACTTGTGTGAGTGATTGTAAGAAGGTCAGAAGCAGTACTACCCGCAGTATACGCAATCGTAACAGTTGTGTTAGAAGCTTTAGAAACTAAGCCAATGCCGTCAGTTCCGATCAATACCGTTCCGGTAGTTGATGCCTCGATTTTTAAAAATTTGTTCATAATTGTATGCAAATATAATAATTATTCTTGACTAATCCTGTTAAGGCTCTCTTCTACTTCAATGCCTTCTTGGGTTTTGAAATATGCTGCCATCGCGTTGATTGGTTCTTCCCCTAAAGGAACGCTCATCATTTTACGCTTATTGTCTTTAAGGTTAAAGAAGATGTCTCTTTGTGCATTTCTAAACTGCAAATAACCCATCTCAATATACTTAGCTGCCTTGTTTCGTAATTGTAAGTCAGAGTCGTCAATCATCTCTAAGAACTCTTCTGGATTGTTTTTAGCATATACCATAATATCTCTTCTGATTTCTTGCGATGTCATGTTTTCTACACGAGAACCAATCATCACACGCAATACTGCCATTGCTGTATCAATGCTAATTTCTCTTGCTGCAATTTGCGCATCAAGTTCAAAGTTTAAGTACTCAAGATTTTCAGTAGCTTCTTTTTCTGGATCAAACTCTTCAAAAATATCTCCTTTTGATGGATGTAAATCTAAAAACTTTTGTAATACAGGATTGTTTTTTTGGACAACCAATGCGCCATCTTCAAATACAATTGGCTCTAAGATGTAGTTACCATCCTGTTCGTCCTCAAAAGGAGACTTTTGGTTTCTGGCATATCTTAACGCTCTATTGGTATTTGTTTCCTCATCGAAGTGTAATAAAGGAAAACGCTTGGTGTTGCGAGAAGGCAACATAAATGATAATGGAGGTGATCCGTCCTTCAGAACGTACACTCTGTCTTTGATTTCTGGTTTTTTCATTTGATTAAAATTTTACATTGCAAATATAAACAAAAAAAAGTGGGGCTATTAACCCCACTTAATTTATTGATTGCTAATTACTTATTAGTTACGGAATAAGAAGAAGTTGTTAGCTCCCAAGGTGCACAATGCACGCTCAGACAAGAAATGAACTTGCATAGCATCCAAGTCACTAGTAGTTGCACCACCGGCAGAACCAGTAATCCAAGTTTTGTAACGACGATCTTCAGTTTCGCTAGCTCTATAACGAACGTGCAAGAATGGACGTTTAGCGTTCTTACCTAACACTTGATCATAAACGCTAGTAGAACCTGCTGGTACTAATACACCGTTTACAACACCACCATTAATACCACCACGTAAAGTAGCGTCATTAAGATATTTCCAGTCAGTTTTGTAGAACTCATAGCTACCACGTTTGAAGCCTTTGAAGCCCAAAGTTAATGCCATGTTCTCGTCATTGTCAAACAAACCAAAGCTTGTTCCACCTGCACCGTAGCTGTTTTGAGCAGCCAACATATCATCAATATCCAAAGAGAATTGACGATTGATGAATAATGCGTTTTCTTGGATAGCTCCTTGTTTGTCAAGACGTTGCAAGATAGCATCGAAGTCAGCTAATGCAGTTGGGTTTCCACCGCCCCATACGTTACCACGGCTATTAACAACGTAGAACAAACCTTCAGAACCCTTGTTTCCAACGTCACCAGTAACTGCGATAGCTCCAGAAGAAGTTTCAGCAGGAACTGCTTCAACCATCGCCATT